AGCAATTTTAGAATGCATGAAAGAAATTTCAAATAGCATGGCCCGCATGGACGGCGAGCGAGAATTCATTCGTGAAGCAATTAAAGATATTTGTGAGAAACAAGAACTTAGCAAAAAGACTTTCCGTCGTATGGCTAAGGTATATCACAAACAAAATTTCAGCAAAGAAATTGAAGAACACGAAGAGTTTGAAACAATGTATGAAACCATCACAAACTCAACAACAATGAATAGTAAAGTAGCATGATCCGTTATATCCTTGAAGCAACCTGGCGAGATAAAATTGGTCGCAATAAAAAGCAATCAATTATTGGCGTTTATGCCAAATTAGAAGAAATCGAAATAGCAAAGCAAAAAGTTTCAAGTGAACCGCATACGTATAAGAGTGTTACATTTAACGTACAATCCGAAGAGCATCCATTTTTTGCTTAATTTTTAAGCATAATTCCCGTATGCTTGACAAGGATACTATTTTCTGTTATAATTAAGACAAGAACTTAAGGAAACGTGAATGACTACTTTATCTACTATTTTTGACTCTTTAGCTGCTGACAATTCTCGCCTAGCTAAAGAAGCAATCTTAACTGCTAATAAAAATAATAAAGATTTACAACGAGCAATTAAACTTGCTCTAGATCCACTTATCAGTTTTTACATTCGTAAAATTCCAGAATACAAAGCAACAGGCAACACAAAATTGTCCGATGCAATGAATACTCTTGAGAATGAATTTGCAACTCGCAACTTCACTGGTAATGCTGCAATTGAACTTTTAACTAGTGTTTTGGAATCTTTAAATGAAGCAGATGCCAGTGTTATTGAAAAAATTATCAAGAAAGACCTTCGATGCGGGGTTTCAGAAGCAACAGCAAATAAAATCTGGCCTGGGCTTGTATCAACCTACCCGGTTATGTTGGCTTCTGGATTCGACCAAAAGCTTGTCGACAAAATTAAATTCCCGGCATTTTGCCAATTAAAACTTGATGGAATGCGTTTTAACGCAATTGTAAAAAATGGAACTGTTGAATATCGTAGCCGCAATGGCAAAGAACTTACTATTCCAAGTAAGTTATTTACTGACGCCTTTCTCAAGCTTGCTGGTTATTATGATACCGGTATTGTTTTTGATGGTGAATTACTAGTAGTAGATTTTGCAGGCAAACCTCTTGATCGCAAAACAGGCAATGGCATTTTGAGCAAGGCAGTTAAGGGTACAATGTCAGAAAAAGAGGCAGAGTCTGTACGTGTAACACTATGGGATGCTATTCCATATATTGACTTTAAAGCTGGCGAGTATGCTGTGCCCTACAATGATAGATTTCAATCATTGGTTAAGCGCACTACACATCTAAAAACAGTTAATCGTGCATTAGGCACATTGATTGATTGCGTGTGGACTAAAGAAGTAAATACTCAACTTGAAGCACAAACGATTTTTGAAAAATTCTTAGCTGAAGGTCAAGAAGGTACTATTCTAAAATCTAAGACCAACTTCTGGGAAGGCAAACGATCCAAAGAACAGATTAAATTCAAAGGTGAATTGGAGTGTGATCTTGTAGTCGTTGGATGGGAAGAAGGCACCGGTAAGAACAAAGGTCGTCTCGGCGCATTAGTTTGCGAATCATCCGATGGTCTTATTCAAGTTAATGTTGGATCTGGTTATTCTGACGAACAACGTGAAGAATATACTAAAGCTGTTATTGGCAAAATTATAACGGTTAAATACAACGCAAGAATTAAAGATCGCGGAGAAAATGTTGAACGATTATTCTTGCCAATCTTTATTGAAATGCGCGAGGACAAAAATGAAGCAGACCCAATCGGAAAAATCAAATAAAAGTTATACCATCGAATTAATTGAAGATGGTGATGATTTAATATTGCCATTGCCAGAAAGATTGCTTGAAGAAGCAGGTTGGAAAGATGGGGATCTTTTAGATTGGTCTGATAATGGTAATGGTTCGTGGACTTTAAAAAAAATACCGGAAGTAACACCTGAAGAAGAAGAAGCGTGGAAAGAAATAGAACGCAAAAATAATATATAAAGAGAAGGAACCTCTTTATGAACGCTAAAGTTTTTAGATTCCCAGACACAAAAAAGATAATTGTTTATAAAATTCCGTTATATACGGATGAGGATATATTTCTTACTGTTTTAGCGGTTAACATCTTTAGTTCATTTCCTCATAAAATAACCGCAGCTAATTTAGAAGAATGCGATCCTGTTATTGTTATAGCTGCAATATCTCAAGCATGTACCTTAGATATATTTTCAGATTCCGCAAAACAAACTTATCTTAATATTATTGAATCCGTTGAACGACTTGAAAAATGAATATCTTTTATCTACATAATGACCCTAAAACGTGCGCTGAACTACACAACGATAAACACGTTGTAAAAATGATTCTCGAATATGCTCAATTACTTTCTACTGCTCACAGGTTTATTGACGGTGTCCCTAGTGTTGATAGGGGAACTAGGACTGGCAGACAACGAACCTCGTATATACTCTCTGATAGCCGCGATGTTGTGCTTTATCGGGCTACTCATATCAACCATCCTTCAGCAATTTGGGTAAGACATTCTTATGAAAATTATGAATGGTTGTATAAGTTATTCATTGCAGTATTAAACGAATATACCCATAGGTATGGTAGAATACATGCTACTGCTCGACTGATAGATGTATTATACACACCCCCAACACATATTCCTAAAGGAGTGGGGTTTACAGAACCTACTCCTGCAATGCCCGACGAATATAAGATAACCGGGAATTCCGTCAGATCATATATAAATTATTATGTTGGTGCAAAAAAGCATCTAGCATCCTGGAAAAAAAGACAAACACCTGAATGGTTTACATATGCCTAGTTATACATTAAAATGCAATGATTGTGATACAATGTTCGACGTACTCTGTCGATATGATGTAAGAGCCGAACAACAATGCCCATCCTGCAAATCAACAAATCACGAGAACCACATCACTAGTGCTCCGGTACTAGGAGACTCTGTACGTCTAGGAGTCACTAAACCCGATGGTGGTTTTAACGAAGTCTTGTCTAAGATACACTCTCAGAATTATAAGAGTAACTTGGCAGACAAACTAAGTAGACGGTAATGCTTCCAATAACTTTAACTCCACGGAGGAATGAATAGCCGAAAGTCTATTTGTCCTCCTTTTTTCTTTAAGAGGGCATACATGGCAAAGTCTAAAAATAATACTCAGTTACAGCCAGATCAACCGCAAATAACTTTAGCAAATAATCGCTTAAGGTTACGATTAGATGATATGAAAGTAATAGAGCCATTAACAGACAACCAGAAACTATTTTTTGACGCATACGAAGATTCCAGTATAATGCTACTTCATGGAGTAGCAGGAACAGGAAAAACTTTTATTGCCTTATATCATGCTTTAGAAGAAGTGCTTAATAAGACAAATCCTTATAAGCGGGTAATCATAGTTAGATCAGCAGTACCTAGCAGGGAAATTGGTCACTTACCAGGAGACGAAAAAGAAAAGACAGAAGTTTATACTGAACCCTATGTCGAAGTTTGTCAAGATCTTTTCGGAAGACATGACGCATATCAAAGATTAGAAGAACAAGGAGCAATTAAGTTTTTAATAACGTCGTTTGTCAGAGGTATTACTTTAGAAGATTCTATTATCATTGTAGATGAATGCCAAAATATGACAGACATGGAATTAAATTCCGTTATTACAAGAGTAGGTAATCGAAGCAAAATTGTATTTTGTGGAGACTTTAGGCAAACAGATTTATACAGAAAAACAGACATGTCTGGACTCAAAAAGTTCATGGCAATCGCCGATATGATGCCCTCATTTAAAACATTCGAATTCGGCGTGGATGATATCGTTAGATCTGCTATTGTAAAAGAGTATATTTTAGCAAGATTAGATTACGAAACAAGGTATTGTACTTAATATAAATATAAGAGCCGGACTAATAATTCGGCTCTTTTCAAAGGTAAATATGAAAAAAATATTAATTTCTATTGTATTATCTCTATTCGGATTAACCGCATCTGCGCAACATTATTCGACTTATGGTGGAGTATTTTATCAAGGACATAACAATCATAATAGAGGATGGATCGTTCCTGTTATTATTGGCGGTGTTATTGGATATGAGCTAAATAGATCTCGGGCAAACACTGTTATTGTTCAACAACCAAATGTAATTGTAACACAACAGATGGAATGTACTCCTTGGAAAGAAATACAACAATACGATGGCACAGTAACAAGAGAAAGAACGTGCTATCAAAAATAAAGGATAAAAATGGCTGACGGATTTGATTTCAATTTTACAGAAGAACAAGTGCATCATTTATTACCTCGAGTAAAAAATGTTGCTGAATGGTATGATGCAATGGTTGAAACATTGCCGCAATATGGTATTAACGATATTGCTCGGGTATCGGCATTTATCGCACAATGTGCGCACGAGTCCGGTGGGTT